GGGAAGGGAGGGGTAGAGATGGTAACTATAGCGCCATAAACAGAGAGTTGTTGAAACCAGTTACGCTTACGCATTTCCAGTGCACGTTCATACTCTCTTATTCTTCTAGCATTCTCAGCTTTGATTGCTTTCGCTTGACCAATGCCACCAAGAATACTACCGGCTGCTTTAAAGATTGCGCCAGCTCCTATTGCCACGGCAAAACTCCATAAATGATAATTGATTAGGTCCGTGTTTTACTTCCCTTAGAAATTTGAACCCTAGGAATCTCAGTAGTTTAATATGTACTTTATTGCGTTTGTCCACAATGTTCCATAATAACTTTTCTTCTCTACCCTCTATATATCTTTTTGCTTCTTTAGCAAATGTAACTGGGTAGTCTTCTATTGCAGGCGTGCATACCATCCAAATCTTTCCATCTGGAGATACTCCTGCCATGCCTGCTATTTGACCATCAGGTACCTTAAAGTACACTGAGTCGCAGTTATTCATTCCTACAACTAATGCATTTTCAGGATCATGTCCATGACCTTCGGTAATTTCTCTGTAGTCATCTGGTAGTAAATTGGAAGCTACTGCAATAGCAGCCTCCAATGTTGCTGGGTGAATGTATTTAGACACGTGTGTAATTTCTATTGGTGTATTTACCTTCCCACTGATACGAAACTATCGTAGCGGGTGAAGGGTGTTTAGATTTTACAGTAATTATTAAATTCTTATTTCTTTCATAACAAGGTATTGTGCCACTTATATCTGGTACAAAACCTATGTTATTTGCATTATAATCGTCGGCTATAGTTGATTCTACTACTTGATTAAATAAAGGTTTACCACTTCTATTTACTTCCATGTTATATAAACCAACTTGTCCAAAATTAAATTTAACTCTATGTATTACTAAATCAGCTCTAGTATCTTTTCTTGTAGCATTGCCTGATCTATAAGTAAAGAAAATTTTAGGTAACTCTACTTGCATCTCAAATTGATATCCAATAAGAAATGTCTCTCCAGACCAGTTTCCTGTTATTTCTAGGTTAGAACCATTAATAGTTACGTCTGCAAATCTACCTAAGTTAGTACCAGAGTCAGTATCGTAAGCTGCAATATCATTAGAGCTTTCAAATCCTGTAGGTTTTGCAAATGTAGTTTTGTTAGTTGTACTATTATAAGTACCACCACCTGTAGTAACACTTGTACAGTGATCTAAGTGTATAGGGTAATCTTCTCCAGCAGTTACAAAATGACCATTGTCATCTAACTTAATGGAGTATTTTAATAACTGATCTTTATTGTTATTTTTTACTACTACATATAATGCATCGTCTAACATGCAATGATATCTAATGGTACCAGTTAAAGTCCATTGAAACCATGCCTGTAATATACGTTCATTACCTGAAGTAAAATATCTGTAACCATATAAAACTGATTGATCTTCTTCACTAAATAATACTAATCCGTTTTCTCTAGAGTTAGATATAAGTTTTAAATCGTTCTCAAATAACTGAGATACTACTTTACTTTGTTCTACAACCTCCGGTTCACCTTCTCTTCTTACCTGTGACATTTCAAAGAATCTACTATATTTATTAGCATTATCTAAGAAACCAATAGTAGTTCCTAAGTTTACTGGATTAGTTTTAAAGTTAAAGTTATATGATGCAAGTCTGTTTATTTTAGCTGTATTAGGATTAAACAGGTCACTATCTGTAGTCAACATAAATTGTTGGTTTTTAGAAAATAACACTAATCCTGTATTTACTTGTATAGCATCATAAATTATAGCTGGGTATTCTGAACTGCACGATAAATCTATTGGGTCAACATTTGAAAAACTGATAGCAGTCCTAGCCCAGAAATTAAAAAAGTTTCCCGGACGAGAAAGTATTACGTTCTCATCACTAAGCATGGCTAATCTATTTCTAAAGAATACCATTTTATTTATAGTCTTACCAACAAAGGATGCCTGTGGGTTAGTACCACCAACCCCAGTATCTCCTACTTCTGCACCTTCCCATGCTACTTGTGATAAGGTAAATGTTGTTGAGTTAGTTCTTACTAACTGTAGTGGCATAGTGCCAGCATCAAAGTTAGTCTTAGCTCCCGGTAACACACATTCTTCCCACACACCTTCACCATCAAAACCATTATTAGCAATAAATTTTAAGTAATAATCATCTTCTTCAGCAGCACTGTTCTGAACTTTTACTACAAAACCATTTTTACATTGTCTTGGCAAGTCATCTACAGTAAGTACTTCTCCAGCTACAACATTTAATAATTCACTAACTGGTGTAGAAACGTTAAATAAGTTTTGCTCTACTCCGTTTTGTACGTTAGAAGTTCTAGTAATATATAATCCATTACCTATTTGTTGTACAGTGTTAAAGTTTCCTGTAGCTGTTATCTCTGCTCTAAGAGTACCAAGTATAGATTCTGGAGTTACTGTTGTTTTAGTGTCAAATGATGTAGGGTTAGGTCTGACTAATCCTAGATTAGCTTGTACGGATGATGAGCTAGTTTCATTGATAGTTACTTTATAATAACCATCTTTCATGTACACAAAGAAATAATCGCCTGTTTGCCATCTCTCGCCGCCATAGAGAAGGTCGTTTGTTGTTGTGTACCTTGTTCTATATTCAACGTTAGATCCACTCCCTACGGGCGTAGACTGCCCTGTGGTAGTAATTCTAAAATATAGGTTATTTCTACCTGTCTGTCCTGATTGATTACTTGAGTTATATATATTCACTTGATATGAAAAATCTGATCCACCTAGTGTAGATACGGCATCATTATCAACTAAAGTACCACCACTAGCTATATCAAATATTCTAGTACCAACGTTAGGTGCTAAATCATCTGAATTTTCATTAGCAGAATCATCACACCTTGTAGTGTTACTTACTCGTTGAGTATGGTTTTGCATACTACCATCTGATGTGCAGTAGTTATTACTAGATCTTACCATTTCTACACTTATTCTAGTAGCTGTAGTAATCGTTTGAGTAGAAGTAGAATCAAATAAATTTAAAGCATACTGAGCTGCATACTTTAATGTCTTTAGTTCTATAAATACTTCTGGAGGTCTTAGTGGTTCTATAGTGTTAGCCATAGCAACAGTTTTAGTTCTGTTAGTTAAGAACGTAAAATCGTTGATAGTTAGTGTCTGTATATCCTCGTCATTACTATGAGATAGATATGTAGCCATAGCAGATGTAGAACCAGTAACAGTCATTTCTGAACCGTCGTTACACTTCCACATATTTATGTCACCAGTTCTACTAACCTGACCTATATACTGTTCGTCTTCATCTCTGTAGTAATGAAACCATCTACCAGTAGGAGATGAATTATTAGTTCCATCACTTAGAGAAGTAACAAGTTTTCCACCGGGACGTTTAAGTAAACCATGTGTTACATCAGGTAAAACATTGTTTGCAACATTAACCTGTCCCGGAATTTTTAGTTCATCTGGCTGTTGTGAAACGCCACCGGTTAATGTAGGTACTAATTGTGTAACACTTGCCATTATCTAATTAATGCTTTGTAAGGTTGATAGGCGTCATATCCTTGATTCTCGTGGAATCCAAAGAAACTATGATCTCCTTGCTGAGTATCATATTCCATGACTATTGCTCTAGTTATTGCTTCTTGATTCTGTAATAACTTAGCAAGGTTAGCATCACCAACTAATTGAGTAGCTGCTCTGGTTGATGCTTTAGCTATAATATATCTTTGGAATGCAGAAGGTATATCTTCAAAATCATATAAATATGTAGCGTCTATTTCTACATCGCTTGTAAACTCAAATGTATGGTTTACTTTGTCATATAATTTTCCTTCTCTTTTTACAACATCAAGATTTCTAGTTATCTGTCCATCGTGTATGTCGTAACGGAGCATGTTAGTAGGGATACTAATATGTTTATTTACATCAGGACTAATTTTAATATGTTCTTCTGAATTAAAATGCCATCCTTCATTCAATACATCTTTAGTAGTTTCTACTAATAAGTTAAATATAAATGATATCTCTGGGTTTGTACTTATCAACGCACCTGTCGTTGTATCTTTTAATTGTGTAATAGGTGACTGTCCTATGCTACCCAAGATAGAGTTAACTGCGGATAGTTCGGTATCGGTTGCTATTGGAGTAGTCATAAAAAAAAAGGGAGCCGAAGCTCCCATATAAAGAATAAATTAGAATGCAGCGTTACCTGAAGATCCAACAGCAGCACCGGCAATAAGCTCGACACATGCAGCAGGGTTGAGGTAGTCAGCACCCATAGCCATGCGACCTAAGATCACATCGCCTTGGTAAACAACTGAAACGTCGCCTGAAGTTACTTGAACCTGTGGTCCAATAGCTTCTACAACTCCAGCTCCTTCCTTCTGGAAGATCAAACCACATGAGTTAGCGAATTCTGTTTCTTCACCGTACTCGTTGTTGATTCCAGTTACGTCAGCAGCAGCGTCTTCGACAGTTTCGCCAACGAATGAACCTACGTTTGTAGGAGATGTGATTCCGGGGTTTGTTGCACCAGCAGAACCATACTTAGTACCATACTTACTGAAGAATGGAATGTTCATTGACTTGAAGATCTTGATGCCTGCAATTTCAATGATACCTTGTCCAGACTGTAAGGCTGTACCTTGTGTGTCTCTGTTGATAAGTCCACTAGAACCTACACCTTGAATTAGTTCGTAGTACTGTCTTGGGTTAAGTACAGCTACTCTTCCGTCTTCACTAACACCCTTTTCATCTAATGCTGCGGCAGCATCGTAGAAAGCGTTAATTAAAGAAGCTGGTACATAAGCATCAGATGCTTGGTTGTTTGTACCTACACGGATTTGTGTTCCACCGGGTTCTACAAAGCCTGACTTTGAGATTGGTGAAGCAGCTCTAGCACCACGAGCGATAGATCTAAAGATTAGTCTGTCGTACTTTTGAGCAAGAGCGTATCCAATCTTCTTGGAGATTTCTCCTCTTAATTCGTAGTGTGCAAGTGTTTCGTCTAGTTCGTAAACGAATGCACTTGAGATTAGAAGATCATCACATGTGATAGTCTTCTCAGCAACTGGAGGTGCTCCGTCGGAGTTACCCATGATGCTGTTGCCGGGTGTATGGAACTCGGCTTTTGTGTGTCCAGTGTAGATGAACTGTAAAGATTTTCCATTCTTAAGAGTTCTCTTCATAACGAGATCTCTTGCGATTGCATTGTGCTGGAAGCCTTTAAACATCTCTCCACTAAACAATTTAAGGTAGAGTGCTCTAGGATCAGTTCCGCCATTCAGCGCACCCGGACGGGTTAACTGGGCTAACTGAGAGCTACCTGAATTTTGTTGTGCCATTGTTTATGGTTAAAATTAAATGTAGTATTGCTTGTTCCTAACGTTAGAATGTTGTCAGTCTTAATTGGTCTTACGTGAGACTGTCACGTTTGTGGTCTATCCCACCGTATATACGGCTGATGGTATCCTCCTTAGAGGGCAAAAGCCAGATTGAGATAGGGGGACTTGAACCCCCTAAGATCGCCTAACCGATTACTCTAGTGTAAGCAACGCCACGATATACAAAAGTAACTTTCATGGTTTTCTCCTATATACCCAAGCCCCGTTCCATGCTTGAGTCGTCATGCGTCCCATGCGGGATGAACGGACGTAGCTGCCAGTGTCGGGTGACACCGGAGATGATAAAGATATTAGTTATCAGAGTGATCAGAGTTAGAAAGTT